TCGAGCTTGTAGGCTTGCAGGCTCTCGCTCCACACCATGCCAATGGCAGTGACTTGATTAACGCGAGCCAGCTTGCGCTCGTTGGCGATACGCTGCTCTTCGGCCTCTTGTTGCAGTCGCTTGTTTTCCTCGGCAATTTTTGCCTGGCGGTCGCGCTCTGCCTTTTCGGCCGCAATACGGTCTTCCTCTGCTTTACGCTCGGCTTCGGCTTTGTCGGCTGCTTCCTTTTCCAGTTTAATCAACAGCTCTTGGAATGACTCCTCGGCCATATCTGCGAGATTATACATGGTTGGGTCGGTAAACTTGGCGATAGCTTCGGTTCGTGCAGTGAGTCGCTCGGCCGCTTCGGCCTTTTCGCGCAACTCTTTGAACTTTTCCTGCTCGGCCAAGTATTCCTCGACTGGCTCGATTTTCTTTTTAAGTTGTCGAGCAACACCGTCGATAGCTTGCTTGGTGCGCAGTGCCTCTTCGCCCAGCTCCTTGCGCTTGTTCTCGATAGTGATACGAGCCTGGCGCAATTTAAGCCGCATTTCGCGAGCCTCCGACATTTCCTTGACTTGGGTAACGTCGGTAATTTTAATGGCGTTCTCGCCTGGCACAAGCTTACCCTCTTCATCGAGTGAAAAGTTTACGAGGATATCGCCAGCCTCTTTAAACGGGCCGCCAAATGCCTCGACCAGTGCATTGCGGTTATCACCAACCAGCCCCTGTTCGTCGATGATTTTTGCAAGCTCGTTGCCTACAATCTCACCCTCTACTGGTTTGTCGTCTGCCATAAGATATTTCCCTTTCTTTTATTACCTTTGACACTACTTATTATACACGAGCAGTTAATTAAAACAAGCCTTTTTCGAGCGCTTTTAGCAATTCCTTGATTTTATCAAGCTGGCGCAGTTCGATATCTTTTTGGTTAGCAATCTCACCCTCAACGTCTTCACGGCGCACGGTAATGACGTAATTCTCGTATTGCGGCAATGCAATGCGGTCATCATGCAGCGCGACATACACCACTTGCTGGTCTTCGTTGGTGACGAAATACTGCACCACTTGGTCGCGGTTATCTTTTGGTACAGAGTTGAGCGGGTTGTATACGCTTGGAATATCGGGCAGCACCTCGATAAGCACTGGCGGCAGCTTGGCCATGAATTCGCGGTCGTCGATACGTTTGCACACTGCGTCGTAAATGATTGTGCGCAGGTGCTTGCCGCTATCGAAACACTTGGCCTCGAATGCAAATGTTGGGCGGTCGCCCTTTTCGGCCGCGTCTGGCGAGCTGCCGACGTTCGGGTTAAAATCAGCAATCCACATGCCAGGGTCGAGGTCTACAGTATCAACATCAATGCCCAGTAGTTCGATAGCACCGAGTATTGCGTTGCGTTCAACGTCGTGGCCTCTGTCCATGCTTTTTTTGCTGCTGTCAGGCGCGATAGAAATAAACTCGGCCAGTAAGTCCCAAAATCCGACAGGCGTTGTTGTACCGTCCCTTTTGCTGGTGAGAGGCGTAATCTTATTGACTTTTGTACCCATAATCCGCGAGCGGCGCTCTTCGAGCCACGCTTCACGGTCGTCGGTTTGTGATAGTCTAATTATTTTCATCGTCACCACCTGTTTGCGTCTTCAATTTATCTCTGATTGCCGCCTTTTTGTCGGCGAGTGCGTCCTTGACGATATCCTCTACCTGTTCTTGGGTGTACAAAATACTTTCGTTGTCTGCGCCGTTGCCGTCGCCAGCAAGCCCCTCTAGTAGTTTTTCCCATGACTCAAGGTCGGTTTGTGGGTGCGCCCAGTGTGGTATTTTCGGTTTGTCTTCGTCGATAACATAGCTGTTGCCAACCTGCTTGATTTTCACCCATACGTTCGGCATGTAGTAGAGGTATCGGCCGACACCCCACTTAGCTGCGGCACGTTTGAATGCGTCCGACGCGCCACCTTTTACTGGCTCAACCTTGGTGTCGCCAGCTGCGTCGCTGCGGCGAATCCACTCACCGTCAATACGAATCTCAATGCCGCTTATAAATCCACCGTCTACACGCTCAAGGTAATCACGCCAGTTTGATATGCCCAGCACTTCGTCGAGGCGCTTCTGTACGTCGCGCGAATCAATGTAGGCCAGTGCAATACCTTTGGTTTTTTCTTTGTTGGTTGCGCCGAGTCGCCATTTAATCTGGTCAACTGGGAATGGGTTTTTTAGCTGCGCCAATAGCGCGTCGTCAATTACTCGTGCCATTTGTGCCGTCCTCTCGTATGACTGGAAACGTTGCTAGTGGGTCGCCGTCGAATCCAGGCAAGGGGTACTCACCCCTCACCGTGATTGGCGGCTCGGTGCGCTCATCAAGTAGTTTTGTCTGGGCGTCTTGCGCAATGGCCATTACATCGAGTGTGTCGGCAATGCGTTCGAGCAGCTTATTGTTTTTGCGTAGCTCGTTAATAATTACTTCGTTAGCAATCATTAGTTCCACCTCCGACCGTTTACGCTGCGAATCCAGTTCGAGCCAACCTCGTACTCGACCTCAATAATGTTACCGTCGGTGAGAATATCAGCGAGGCGGTCATAGTGGCCGTCGTATAGTGAGTTGGTGAATAGGTGGCCAGTGCCGACCTCTACAAAACGTGTTTCACGAAACTTGCTTTGGCTGCCAAAAAAGTTGGTAGACTCTGGCTCGCCGATGTATGCCACCACGAATTGTGCTTTGCGGTACACCTTTACTGGCACTGCGCCGTCGTCGCAACCAGTGTAATTGGTGCGAGTCGTTGGCTTGTGTTCGATTGCTATTGCGTTCATAAGTAGAAAACCCTTTCTTTTATTACTTATCTACCCCTGATTATACACGAGCAGTAGACACAATGCAAGCCTTTTTATAAAGAAAATCCCTGCTGGCTTGGCGGTTCTTTTGTCGGAAACATTGCCGACGGCTCGGCTGTTTTTGTTTCGCGGCCATTCATGGATATAGCAATATCAACAGAGGTCGCACCATTGTCGGTCAACCAATCTTTTGCTTTTCTCGCGTCTTTTTCGGTATCGTACTCGCGGCTGTGGTCTTTGCCCTCGCCGTCTGTCCACCTAACTACGAACTTGAGGTGCTGCATGCTCATACCCTTTTCTCAATATTCCTATCAGGTAGCGGTCTGGCTGCTTTTTTTTGCTGGCCAGCTCTACCATATTTACAACTTGGTTCATGGGGTAATGCCCCTCTGCTATCTTATCACCAATGTAATTGAGATACTTTTTTGTCGTATTGCCAATCTTGCGCGCCACATAAGCCATGGCCTCTACGGAACGTTTAAGCAGCCGTCGCACATATTTCAGCGTTGCCTCTATTCGGTCTTTGGCAATAATGCGCGCCCAATAATGAGCAGGTTTATCGGCATGATGTGCCATTTCAACCATTGCGGCAAATTCCTCTGGCTCTACCATTTTTTGCACTGCCCTTGCGCGCGGCAGCCACGCGTCGTGCGGCACGAGTTCAGAGGCTCGCTCGCCAAGGCGCTCGCGCATTGTTTTTGCTCTCTGTTTGTCTACCATGGAAAAGAAATTACCCCCTGCATACACAAGGGGCGGTTTCACTACCCCTTAATTGTAGCAATTAAATTGTTTTTGTGCAAGGGTTTTTCTTGTAGTGAAACCTTTGCAATATCACCATGGTATCACACGGCCGAGCCATAACGCAAGTGCTTGTGTATAACATTGTGTAAAAGCTGTTGAAAACCCCAGCCTGTTCTATATAGAATAACCTGCTGGTAAAAACCAGTTTCATCTATATAGAACAGCCTGCCAATATATGATTGAACAAAACGGCCGCCGCCAAAATGTTCAATGCTATTATGAGTGAGTAAATCACTAAAGATTGGAGAATATCATGTCAACAGGACGACTTGTACTCACCGCCTCAGAAATTCATGAGGTATCAACCGTAAAGCAGCATGTATTGGGTGCTGTTGCAGAAACACGCGACGGCCGCGTTTACCGCTACGCAAAGAACGGTGGCACCGCTCTTGCAGCTGGTGCGACTGTCGAGGCTAGTGCAACTGCCAACTACACCTCTACTGTCGTGGGTAGCAACAAGGTTGCCGACGGCGTTGTTCGTACTGCTGGTACTGTCACCGCTGGTAACGTGCCAAAGTATGAAGACGGTATCTTAACTGTCAAGGGCGCGCAGCACCTTGTAAACGGCGTAGCGCAAGACGGTACTATCTCACTGCAAGATAAACTGGCCGTGCCACTTGCAAACGGTGACGCCACCACCCTTAAAGCAAACCAATTCAACGGTGTTGCCGCTGGTGCGACGACTCCGATTGGTGCCGCTACAGTAGCCGTTCCTGCCAACGCATACTTCTGGGCATTTGTAAGCCTGTAGTATATAATCGGTAGCGTGGCTGGTTTACGAAAATTAACCCTTTCTTTCCAGCCACGAATAGAGGATAGCCCGTACCCACAAGGCAGTTGTGTCGGGCTATTTTCTTTTGGCAAACATAACTGGTATAATCGTGCCATGAACAGTAATTAAGAAAGGGTAAAATATGGTACTCAAACCACTGCCAGGCTATGCTCTGGTGAAACTAAAAGAAAAGTACGAATCGGGATTATCGACCGAAAAAGAAAAATATGCCGAGCGCTCCGAGGGTACGCTAATTGATTGTGTATTTGTTTTAGAAAAAGACTCATACATGACGCCAGAGGATTTTGAGCGTACATACGGCGAGGCAAAGGGCTGCGAGGTATATTTTGCGCCGTACACCGAGGGCGAGCCAGTCAAACACGACGGCGCCGAGTATGTATTCTTGCCAATTAAAGAACTACGAGGGGTGAAAGTAAATGCCTAAGCTTAATCTAGTACGCGATATTGTTAATGGTGACGAGGTACAGGACGCTATACGCGACGGTATCGAGTCGATTTTTAAAGTGGCGCTCGCCTCATATGGCGCCAACTCTGGCAACGTGCTTATCGAACACCGCTACGGCGAGCCGCTTGTTTCACATGACGGTATCACCAACGTAAGCAATCTGGTGCTGGGCGACGCCGTAGAAAATGCGGCCGTATCTATCGTGCGGCAGGCCAGTGAGAAAACCAACCGAAATGCTGGCGACTCTACAACGCTTACGATTATTCTCACGAAACTAGCCTATGATTATTGGAGTCAGCAAGGGCTATCACCACGCCACGCCCAGCGCGCCATGACAGAATACGCCAACCAAGTAGTGAAAGCTATTCGTGAAAAACGTATCGAATGTACCCCAGAGTTGTTGCAACAGGTATCGCGCGTGTCATCTGGTGACGAGGCTATTGGTCAGTTGGTTGCCGACGCCGTGGCCAATGTCGGCCAAAACGGCAGCGTAACGGTTGTCGAAACGCCCGACAATATTATTTCATCAGAGGTAATCGACGGCTTTACGTTCAAAAAAGGTATTCGCGTGCCTGCACTTGCCGATGATTTGCAGACACTCAAAAGCCGATATGAAAACCCTGGCATTATTGTGCTGCCAAAACTCATATCTAAAAACGATGATATTCTGCCAATCTTGGATAAAGCTATTCGCGCCGAGAAGACGCCTATTGTGTTGATTGCCGACGTATCTGGCCAAGCACTCGAAACGATTGTTGCCAATAAGCTCAAGGGCGTACTCAACATTGCAGTGGTCGAGCCACCAGTAAACGACCGTGACGCCTTTATGAGCGACGTTGCCAAGTACGCAAGCACCAAGCAATACACTGGTCGCCCTGATGATTTCGATGTTGAGGAATATATCGGTACGGCCGACTCAGTAAATATCACGCTATCAGAAACCACGATTAACGGCTGTAAGACGCCAGATGAGCTACAAACCTACTTGGCCGACATTGACTCTACCGAGCGCCGCGAACGGCTGCTAGGCAAGACGGTACGCATTTCTGTGGGCGCTCCGACACAAGCCGAGCGACAAGAACTCAAATTGCGTGTTGAGGACGCTGTGTGCGCCGCACAAACCGCATTCGAGTATGGCGTGCTGCCAGGCGGTGGGGTATTCCTGCGCGACCACGACGCCAACGGGTATCTTGCCGAGCCGTTCAAACTGCTTACTGCTGGTGCTGCTAATGGCAGCTTCGAGCAGGGCGAGGGCGTAGATATCGAATATGGCAGAAAAGTAAATGTGGTTGAGGCTGGTATTGTCGATAGCGCCAAGGCAATCGAGGAGGCTGTGACAAACTCTCACTCGGCCGCCGCGCAACTGCTATCAATCAGGCTCGCATTGCCGTTTGCCGAGGATATGGAGTAGCCTATGCTGGCTGTTCTAATCATCATTGCAATTCTGTTGGCCATTATCGTCGTCATGCTTTGGCTTGGCGGCGTGGCCGCTTTTGCCTACATACGAACGGTCGTTAAGCACATTGCCGAATATCAGCGCGTGACTCTCGAGAAAATCGACAGCGTGCAAAAAGAGGTCAATAAAAAAGGCTACGTCACCGACCCATTCAAAACGGCCAATAAGACGAACACGCCTGGCTCATCGACGCGCCATATCATTAAGCCAAAGTCGCCCGACCAGATACGCAATGAAAACTACGAGGCAATAAAAGAGGGGGCAAAATATGGCCACGATAGTTAATGGGGTATATTATCCCGACGGCGAGCCGCCAAAAGATAGTAAGCCCAGCACGACCGTCGCTGGCATACACGAGCAGGGTAAGCTCGAGCGCATTTACGAAAAGCACGCCCATGAGCTTATACAGCCAAACAACCCAGACGGCTCAATAAATAAAGACTTTGCCGACTACTACCCAGAGGACGCAAAAAATCACGGCCATGTGCCAGAAAGCGAGCAGCTATGATTGCAAAACGAAAAACACCAGAGGAGCTTGAGGACTACGAAAGCCTAAGCGTAAAAAACTTCAAGGCCGACATGATAAATGATATCCTCTCGCTTGCTGCTGGCCTCGATATGGCCATTAACTCTATCAACCCAGGCGAGATTACCAAAAAAGCGCGCAAGGCTCTCACCGAACTTACAGCGCAGTCATACGGGCTGTTTGCATATCGCATTGCGCACAATATCTTGCATGAAGAGGGCTTAATAAAAGAAGAGGCCGTTACCGACCTCTTGTACCGTTTCGACCTGCCCGATGATACCCACGACGACTTGGTAATTTACTACAAGCGCCGCGAAAACTAGATATTCCACTGGTAGGCGACACCCTCGATTGGCTCGTACTCAGGTATATGCCAATCGGGGGTTATTGTTTTGACTCGAGTTTTCATAAATATTTCCTATATTCACCGTTGGTATACATAGTCCATGCTGCATAACCGTTGCCCCATTTCTGGCGGTTTTGCCATAGACGGTGCGCAACCTTAATGTTGGTAGCAAAATCGTCACGCTTTTCGTCGGCCGCATAATGCAGACAACCGACTTGCAGCGCTCCGTAGCTGCCTACGCATATAACCGAGCCGTCGGCACGGCGGTGCGTTTCTGTGGCTGTCAGATTGTCCTTGGCGGGGTTGCACCCACTTTCGGCCATAGATATGGCAACAATGGTGTTTACGTCCCAATCAGCGTATTTTGCTACCTCGCTGCGCACTAAATCGCACCCAGACAAGATAGGGGCGGCAGCCTTTTCAGGTACTGCCGCCACTGGTGCTTCTACTTGTTGTCTGATTGGGGTTTGGCTTTTAAATTTTCGGCCACTTCAATTTTCACCACATTGTCGCTATGCGAGGTAAATGTGTTTGATATTGTGCCGTACCAGCCCAATGCAAGGCCAATAAACAATGAGATGAATGCCACTGCTGCAACCGTTTTATTGCGGTCGCCCTTGCGAGTGTATAGGTCGTCGATTGCTCGGCGAGTCTTTTCATCTGCCTGGTAAATAACGTTGATATTTTCGTTCTGCTTACGCTTGAACATTTTAACCCTTTCTTTTATGTTTGTTTGTAGTTTCATGGCGTGTGCCTTTCTACTACACTAAGCAGTATAGCAAATACACGAGCAGTTGTCAAGACTCTGCTCGTGTATTCTTTTTCCTACCCCTGTTGGGTGACTGGCTTTCGTATAGATTAAACTTCATTAACCAATTTCTGGCGGTATTGTGCGATATACCCAATTCCTCTGCAACGAGTCTAAGAGGCTGGCGCTGGCCGTCCCTCCAATATGCTGCAATAAGTCGATTGCGACTCATAGGTATTCTACGATACGCCATACCTAAATTATAGCATTAGCACAATCAAAAGCCCCCTGTGATGAGGGGGCTTTTCGCTTCCGTTGCAGGACTTAGGCGAGCTGGGTAATACCAGTGATTTTGCCGTTGCGGCGTGGGTTGCGGTGAATCAAGTTACCCATGACAATGAGCGCACCGATTTCACCGAACTGGTTAACAGGCTTGAGGAATTCTCGTAGCTGCAAGAACGACGGCTGCTGGATATCCGAGTTGACACCCTCTGTTACCTGGTTCTTTGAGCTTACGCTTTCAAGGTCAGGTGACAGTAGGCGGCGGAATTCCATGTAGTGTTCGTTGAGCCAGAAGAATGTGCCGTCTGGCGCCTTGTCGTCGGCAACGACTGGCTTACCACGGTAGCTAATCGCGTCAACACCGAGCGCACCCTTGAGTGCTTCAGCTGGGACAGACACACCGATAGGGGTTTTACCACTAACGCGGTTGTAACCCTTGATAGAGGTTGCGTCGTAATTAGCTTGTAGCTTCGTACCCAAAATCTTTTCAAAGAGGCTCCAAATTGCCTTTGTGGTGAGGGCAATCGTTGGTGCTTCTTGGCCGCTACCAGCCGCGCTTACTGCGTCGAACTCTGCCGAAACGAGGTCGAGTGTAAGGTTGCCGCCAGATGCTGGGGTTACGTCACCGTTTACGGCTGGAACATCTGCACGAGATAGTCCACCGTAGCTTGAGGTGGCCGTACCGTCATCAACGATAAGTCCAAGCCCCTCAATGTCCTTGCCAGTGCCGTAGCCGTACAAGAGGTCGCCGATTGCGTCGGTCATCGAGTTTTTGGCTTCGTCGAGGCGGTCAGCAACCAGGCTCAATACCTGCTTGTCGCTGGTGCCGTTGACTGCCTTTTCGATACCAGGAACGACAACGCTCTGCTCGTAGGCTTTAACGTACCATGAAAGGTGACGGGTGTTATTAGTTGCCGATGTGTCGAATTGGTCTAAACCGTCGAATGAGCCACCAGTTTGGGAATTGGCAATCCTGATAGGCTGGTCGATGGTTACGCCCTTCCAATTCTTAGGACTAGAGGTCACGCGAGCAGTAAAGATATTCGAGTTGTTCACAAAGTCAACGATACTCGGCAGAATCTCGTTGTATGTGATGTTCGTTACTCGTTCTGAGAAAACCATATCTTTGCTCCCTTAACGTTAGTGCTTTACATATTTATCGTATCATGGCTGTTTCAAAAAACTCTGGCCATTTTTATACATTATTTTTTGTCGCATTTTTCCCTGGTACGATAGTGTAGACAGGCTCGTTGAGGTCAACGAACAAGCTGCCGTCGTCGAGCTTTTTTGCCGCTGGGTGTATTCGTACATCATACCCCCGCTTCTTGAGCGAGTCGTATACGCGCTGCGCGGCAGGCTCCACGGTGATATCACTCTGCAATATCTTGCCAGCGTTGGCAGCCTCTGCAATGAGCTTTTCGTACATCTCTCGGCCATATCCCTTGCCTCGCAGGGCTTCATCTCGAATATTCGAGGTAGAAATGCGAATAGCACTTGGCAACTCAAAACCACCGACATACCCTTGATTGTCACCAAGGCTTGCTTGAATCCACTCTTTACCCTGCGCATTAAGTCGGCGTTCTATATTGACTGGCAGGCGCTGCTCTTGCTGTGGCCTATAAATATACTCTTCGCCGAGCGGCTCGTTGATATCGTCGAGAATATCCCTATATCGTACCTGCATTTTATGCACATTGTTGCCGTATGATTTCGCCAGCTCTGGGTTGGTGGTAATAAAATCGCCAGGGTTAATGGCTGCCTCTACATCATCTGGTAGCCCTCGGTAAATATCTACCAAGTCGTCTGGGTTCATTTTGGCAGTGTCGGCAAGCGTCTTTATATTATCAGCCAGCGGAATTGTCGCCCGTGCCTGTGGGTTATAATCAACAAAAACACCGCCTGTAGGGTTGAGGTTATCCAGTATGTCGCCACCAATAGGCTTCATGTCACTAAGGTTTATGCTCTTGCCGCTAGAATCTTTGGCAACCGTATAACCTTGGCGCAATAAATGTGCAGCCCTGTCTTCATCTATCGCCGACAGGTCGTGTATTCGATATGGCTTGCTCGCGGTACTAGCCTGCCTACTGGCAGCCAACGCTACGTCGTCGCCAATAGAGTTTGTCGCTGCCTTTGCACCTTGGCTGGCGACAATACGCGCCGCGTCATCAGCGCCACTTGCCATTAAGTTTCTCAATACGCCGCCGAACATTACCTTTTTCTCCGAGTTAATACCTCGTATGCTTCCTGCAAAAGAGGTGTGTTACCGAGGCCGCCAGTATTGCGTATTTTCAAATTGTTTTTGCCCATAAGCTCGGCAAGGTCTGGCTGCTTAAATTGGCTGTCTACATTCATGAGGCGCTGTTTGGCACGCTCTTTGAAAGCAGCCGAACTCATACCAATACCGTTTGGCTTGTCGGCCAAAGATTGTAGCCCACGGTATATAGAATCGTCGGCCTTTTTCAAAAGGTTTGCGAGTACGCCACCACCCATGGCTTACTGCCCCAGTAGTGTCATGAGGTTTGATATCTTCTCGCGTGCTACCTTGTCGGTATCGGTATTCTTTGGCAGCATGTCCATTGCCGCTTGAATGTCGCGGTCAGATAGTGTACCACTTTCGCCAAGCGCCTTGATGATTTGAGCGGCCGCACCTCGAGCCTGTGTGGCGTAAGTTTCTGCCGATGAGTTGTATGCGCCACCAGTGGCCGTGTTGAGCAGATTGGTGAGTGTACCGCCGATAATACCTTGGCCGCCACCGCCGCGCTCGTATGACTGCAATAATGTGTTGAGCGTGCGCATACCAGCTTGTCGCTTCTTTGCGGCGTCGTCAGTACCGCCAGAGGCCATGCGCTTTTCGTTGTTGTTCATGATATCGAGAATACTACCGATAGCGTCGGCACTCTTGGCGTCGCCAGCCATAAGTGCGGCAACATAACCGTTTTCGAGCTGCGAGCGAGTGTAGCCGCCAACTGTTGGCTCGTCTCTATACGGTGCGCCCATTGAGCCGTCTTCAAACATGGTTGAGTTAGAGTCGCCACCCATGCCTGGTGCGGCTAATGTTGCTGGTAGCGGTATATTGCCCTGTGGCTGTCCGCCGCCGTCGCCCATGAGGCTTGCCAGCACGAGGCCACCACCACCGATTGCGGCGCCCTTTTTGAGCATGTCTTGCGCTTGGCCGCTTTGGAATGCTCGGCCGAGTTTTCGCATACCCTCACCCGCTTTTTGTGCGCCTGCCTCTACTGGGGTTGCAAGTGTCGCGTCCAACATCGGGCCGACTACTGGCACCTCTTTCACGGCACGAGAAATTGAGCCACCGCCTTGTGCTTGGTCGCTAAGTTTGCCCATTTTATCAATATCGACAAAATCCTTTTTGAATGAGCGGTATGCCTGTACGGTGCGCTGCTCTGGTGGTACTTCGGCCAGCTCTTTGGCAAGTCGTTTGTAAGCAGTAGACATTTTCTTGTCGCCTCGTAGCAATGCTTCGCGTGAGCGAGTGAGAAACTCGTTAGAGGTGTCATCGAATGCCTGTTGTATGTACTTGGGGTCAATACCCATATCGACACGCTTATTGATTTCGCGTGCAGTCGTTTCGTACAGTTTCGCCAATTCTTTTTGGCCAGCGGTAGGTGTCGCAGATTTTCGCAGGTCGGCCGCCGCACCCTTAAAGAAATTAGCAAGCTGCGCAGGGTCTTTGTCGTTAATCTGGTTTTGAATCGCTTTTGGCAGATTGTCGCGCAGGTCACGAATTTGCGGGGCAATGTCGTCGAGCTGCACAAAGTTACCACGGCCGCCGTTCGTCTGCATAAAGTTCGTCACGTCGTCCATGAATGAATTGTCGCCACCTGTCAGCTCTTTACCGAGCTTGCGCAGGTCGTCCATGCTGCTCAGGCCAGTACGGTCGTATAGCATGCCGATTTTCTGTGCTGCGTCGTCGCCAACTTCGCGCATACCTTTTCGGGTAAGGCTAAGAGGTGCATTGAGGCCAGTATCAGAGGCTTTTACCAGTGCGTCACCAATGCGAGATTTCTTTGCTGCGGTCGTTGCGGCGCTCGAGATAGTAGGGGTTGCAAGCCTGTCGCCAATTTCTGCCAGTGTACCGCGTGCCATATCGTCGCCATAGTTCGTTGCAAGGGTTCGGGCAATGTCGTCGCCGTAATTTGAGGCCACACGAGATAATGCGCTGCCAGCAGCGTTGCTTGCGCCTCGTGTAAATAGTTTGCTTAATACGTTGCCAAACATCTTAGTAGCCTCCCTGTGTCATTAGTAATTGTAGCTCATAGTCGCTCGGCATATATCCATATTGTGCGGCGAATTGCTGTGCCAGCTGCTGGGTTGGGTCTGCCTGGTTGTTGCCGCCACCCATAAGCTGGTTAGCACCGAGTAGCGCACCACCACCAACGGCAACCTTGCCGAATGTTGATTTTGGTACGAGTGAGCGCAGTGCGGTTTGGTATAGCGCCCTATTAGGCACTGCACTCATGAACTGTTGTGCTGCCGCGTCATCGACGCCAGATTGTGCCAGCTCTCGGCCGAGTACCTTTGAGCCACGGTTGCGCAGGAATCCGCCAGCTGCGCGGCCAACTATAGGAATACCAGCACCGAATGCGGCACCCGTGCCAGCTGCACCCAATAGGTCGTTCATATCAGTTTCCGAGCCATTTTGTCGCAATGTTTCGCCTGCATTGAATCCTGCACCAGTAAGCGCCATACCAGGCACGCTATTGACTGCTTTACCGACTCCCGCACCAGCCTTGCCTACAATACCGCCAGCCTTTGATAGTGCGCCAGCGAATGGTAAGAATGACAGTAGTGTTTGGCCAGCTGCACCAAGGTCGCTTGCCACGTCACGGCCTTTTTGCTCATATTGGCCAGAAAGCGCGTCACCTGCTGCCGTGAATGTTTGGCCGATAGGGTTAAGAATGGCACCAAGTAGCCCATTGCCGAAATAGTCGTATCGTCTGTCCTTATTCTCTTGATTGAACATGTCGTAGGTTTGGCCGTATTGCGAGCCGTATTGGCTGCGGGTCTGGTCGAGTGCATTGTATTCACGCACTCGTTTTGCTTGCTCGTCAGCGCCGAGCGTACCCCAGTCAACGCCCTCGATATTGTTTTTGTAATAATCGTTGGCAGCATTATTAGCCTGGCTATACTGGTCATATAGCTTGTTCGTATCGTCGAAATTGGTTTGACGCTTCGTTCCAAATAACCAATCAAACATAGCCTAGCTCCAAAACGTTCCTTTACCAAGTAGAGTCGCCCAACCGTTCCTATCCCAAGTTTTGCCCCATGACTCGGCGCCACTCTTGAAATTGTCGCCAATCCAGCCAAGCAGGCCACCGTCGCCCTGGCTCTTTTGTGGGGCTTGGTACGATTGCTGCGGTGTATTGATTGGCTTGTTGAGGCCAGCGATACGCTCGTTGCTTGCGGCGAGGTATTTCTGCAAGTCCATTTGTGCAGCACGGTCGGCCGCTGCACGGGCATTTGCCTGCTGCTCTTTCCAGCGCTCGAGTTCGAGCTGTTGCTGTGATAGGTTCCAGCTGTCGCGGGCGCCGTATTGGTCGGCCAGCAATCCACGGTCGGTCTGATTTTGGCTGTATGCAGTATTTCGTTGTCCGAGTAGAGTTTGCCATGCGCTTTGCAGCGTATTGAGCGCGTCCTCTTGGCTCTGATAGTTGCCGCCTGCCACATTGAATACTTCCTGCAATGCACGGTTTGCAAGGTCGGTGTAGTCTGCCGACGCATTCTGGTAGTTGGTGTTGAGCATGTTGTATGTGTTGGCGTTTTGTGCATACTGGTCAGACATTGCACGCTGGCGCTGCGCTTCGGTAAGGCCAGTGCCGCCGTACTGCTGGCGAATAGACTCTGGCAACTTGTTCATTGTCGTGTTGAGCTGGTCTACGGCCGCTCGAGCATTCTGGTAAGTATCACGAGCTGCATTGATTTCGTCGGTGTTGTAATATTTGTCGCGGGCTTGCTGGTAAATGTCACCGTACCCCTGTCGATTATCAAAAGCGGTATCGAATTTAGTGCCAGCTTGATTAGCCTGCTGGGCATATTCGTTGTAGGTATTTTTGCTGGTGTTTACGTTACCCTGCGCTTCTGATATTCGTTGGCCAAAATCCATGCTTTTGCTCCTTTATCTAAATTGTAGCACGGGGGTAAGCGAAAACTCTGGCCAATTTATGTACGATATAGCCCAGCGTCCATGCGCCGCATATACTCGTTAACCGACAATTTACCCTGTTGAAATAAGGCTGTATCGGTCGCGAATCGCTGGTTTGCCTCGCGGTCTTTACGGGCTTGATTTTCTGCCCAATCGGCCGCCGCTTTCTTGGCACTTGCTGTACTCGCACGCTGCTGCGCGGCAAAGTTATTTTGCCACTCTTCAAACTCGCGCTGCATGCGTATCGTTTCTTGTTGAATCTGCCATATGCGGTAATCGCTCTCAACTTTCGATAGTTGGCTCTGGCTCGTGTAGTACATACTCGACCACTGCTCTTCGTTTTTAATCGAGGTCTGCCAAACATCGAATTTGCGGCGCACGCCGTCCCAGTAGCTGTCGTAATCCTTATTGGCAACATCAAGCGCCTGGTCGAATGCGTCATCAACACGCTTATTGTAGTCGGCAAACTGGGTCTGGTAATTGGCATTGTACTGAGTAAATGACTTGTTGAGCTGCTGTAATTGCTGCTGCTTGGCCATGTCGCGCTGTGCCTGTGTGAGCGACGTGCCGCCAAACATCTGGCCAATCGACTCGGGTAATTTATCAATAGTGGTGCGTATGGTATCGACAGTATCTTTTGTTTGCTGCCATGTGCTTTTAAGCCCCAGTATTTCGTCTGAATTTTGAAAATCTTGCTTATATTTCTCGTAGTAGGTTTGGTAGTTCGGGGCGGTACTGAACGACGTATCATAATCAGACTGGGCAATGCCAGTTTCTTTTTTGGCCGCGTCCCATGCACCCTTGGTCTGGTCTACATGCTGCTTGGCCTCTTGTATGCGTCGCTCAAAATCCATAAGCTCATTATATATCGTATGGCGTGTTTAATACTGTCACGTTTATCGTAACACCCTGAAACCACGCCCAGTCGTGCCAGCGAGCTTCATAAATGTAGCCACTGCTATTGAAAGCGCGTTGAATCCAAAAGTACGGCACAAGCGTCTTGACTCGCAAAATACCGTCTTCGTCTATGTTGATAAATAGGGTCGGAATCTGCCAATAGTTCTCTTGAATGGTTCCACCATTAAAGCTTGCGAGCGTATTCCATTTTGCATACCCTTGTTGGCCGCGCAGTGTAGGAATATCACCAGTGGCGCCGTCCGAAATTGTCAATATACTATTGGTGAGGTCAACGTATCCTGGTGCGCGTTTCTCTACGGGGTTAAGTAATGAGTTGATATTGGTGCCGTCAAGAGTAAATCGTGTACGTTGGCGCGCTCGAGCCTGCCAGTTGGCGTCCGTAACACCATCGTGCTGCACGAGAATAGATTTCACCTTTCCACCCTTGAATCCAGTGTCAATGGTCAGTGCGGTACGCTCTATCGTGCCGCTACCAGAGTAAAAATTACCGTCGTATACATATGCTGGGTATGGCGGGCTTGGCTCGCTATTAAAACCAGTCAGGGTAAAGGTGAACGTCTTAAATTGCGAGGTATTATTTGAAATATCCGAGCCAAAGAGTGGGTATTTGCTATTCATGTACGAAACATCAACGTCGCCCTCGGCCAGAACTTTTAGCCCGTAATCATCACCCCGTACCGTTGATAAATCCTCTTCGGCAAGGTTATCGTCGGTGTCTTCGTACCATATTATCCCTGTGCCGCCAGCCTTTTGTTTGTATGTGCCGCTCACAATGTCCCAGTAACAGTTACTTGGTGCTGGCGTAGTAGAAAACTCGGTGCTGCCCTGCTGCACTGGCATGCCATGGAATACTTCGACGCCAGACGCATTGAAAATGACGAACTCGCTAAAATCACCGCGATATGCACGCGTGTCGGCCGTACCTGCGTTATTGATTGAGCCAACAAATATACTGCGCGGACTGGCGATATTGTCGGTTGGTGAGGTGTACGATACGCCGTTAATCGTGGTGGTCTTGCCAAAATCAATCGCGAACAGGAGTTTTTGGCCGCTCGGCAGGTTGGTGGTATTTACTGGAAAAATCGTATCACTTCCTGCGCCACCGTAATCGGCGCGCAAGCGGCTTCGGTAGTTGCTTATACCAGAGTCAAAATCAGATAGCCAAAACATATTGAATGACGAGGTAGACGCTGCGCCTGCGGTGTTTCGGCTACCAAATACAGGCATTGTGGCGCCGATTTCGGCCGACATACGCATATTTGTTGCAATGCGATAGCCAGGCCCTGGTGTAATTCCAGTGTCGATATATTGGTTTGCTGCGAATCTTAGGTATTTCATTTTGGCCTACATATTGAAACTATAATCTGTTTTATCGGGTGCAATCATCGGCGAGCGTACAACAACGAGCGAGCATTTTTCTGCGAATGCCTGCCCGTCAAGCCTGTAGTAATCAATGCCGAGCCGTGGCATTGCTGGTCGGTAGCCAGATATTGCTTGCGCCGATACGCCACCTGCGCGCCACCTGCCAGTGGTCGCCGATTTCAAAAAGCAGAATGGTGCGAGCTGTGAGGCCGAAATACCGCTAGGGTAGTACACGCCAACGTTTGGGTTGGCATTTGTCGCGACTTTCACCGCTACCGCCATTATAGATTGAATATTGGCATTGAGTCCAAGGTCGCTCGGGTTGAGTGTATTTGGGTCGTCAGTAAGAATATGCTTGATACCATAGTCGTACTGCTGTCCCCACTCTGTTTCGAGGCCGTCGTCAACGTATGGGTATTCCACATCTGTTTCGATATCAATACCAAAGATAATGCCGTGCGGTGTTTGCGAGCCAGCGGCAATGTAGTTATCGTAATCGGTCTGGCTAAAAAACGTCTTCTCGAAATAAATATATTTCGTATTCCACTCGAGCTTATCCTGCGAGCTGTAGGCATTGTAGCCGAACGGCACGAACATCGGCGGGTAATTGAGGCCGTGCAACCTGCGCATGCTATGCTTCCACCTTGTTGAAAGTGTGCCGCTAAACTCGTTCCACTCTTGGTATGAGCCAGTTGCTGTAATCTCCCACTGGGTATCGGCCGTAATATAGTCGATAATTTGCAGCACTGGGAATGATGAATTGTAAAGCAACTCATTGTCGCTGGCATATAAAACATCATAGCCTCGCTTGGCAATCTTGAGGCCATAATCACTGCGCGCGCGCATTGTGTGCGGCATGATTGTTTCGGGTGCTGGGGGCTGCATTAGAACGCTCCTGGCGAGTAGCCCAACATCATGACGATACGGCCGCTTCTATCCTCCACTTTAATAAGCCCGCGTACCTGTTGGTCGCCGCGCAATTCACCAGTACGAACTTGGCGTGGGGCAATCTGCTGCTGCTGCGCCATGGCGTTAATATCGGTGTAATCCACCTCATTAAAACCCTGCTTCATCTTGGTTTTTTTGATTTCGGTAAACTCTGTTACGAGGTCGCCAGTATTTTGGTCAAAAACGTTTCCAGGCATTATTTGTGCATTTTGCCTTCCTCGCCCAGCTCTCGGACGTTAATACCAACAGAGGTAATACGAGCAGGTGTGCGGGTTGTACCCTCGTTCGTGCCGACAAAACCAAACTGAATCTCGCGGAATCGCTTGTTGATTTCAAAGTAAATCTCGGTCGCTCCCTCGGTAGCTTCGCGAGTATCAGTAGTCCATGGTCGATTGTCGATTTTGTACTTGAGCTTGATTTTGCAGCCCTCTGGCAACGGGTCGAACGACGCAACGGCGCGCAGTGCCTCTTTTGCTTTCCATGGCATTCCACCGTCAAACATGAGGCTTTCGTACTTGAAACTGCGGGCTGGCAGCGACTGGTTGTCAACAATGGCAATATTGAATGTGTCGGTATTGGCGTCGTTATCATGCACGAGGTATGAGAAATATAGCGTATCGCCAAAGTTCCATACGCCGCCGATTGTGAGTTGGTAATCGTCGGTGTTGTAGTTTCCGATATTTGCCTCTGGTATCTGGTACGAGTAGTAAAAGCTGTTCGGGTAATCTTTATCAACCGAGCCATAGCTATAGATACCATGGCGCATTGTCTTTAGGTTGGTGGTGCTTGGGTACGCCATAAGTAGAATACCGCGTCGCACGGTCATACAGTGAGTGAAAATATCCGTTTTATCCTCGACGCCCGTGTACTCGCTCTGCGAGTCCTGAATGGTGCGAATCTTTGCGAGTGCCTTTGAGCCAGTGTAGGCGTAAATTGCGCCGTCGATGATTGTGTAGGTGATGTTCTGATAGGTATATAGGCTCTTCGGCTCACCCATTGGCGTGTCGATTTTAAAGTTGAGCGCGTCGGCGAAACCGTCCCAAAATCCGAGCATACCACTCTGAAATACTCGAGTGTTTGCCTGGCCGACCTTTTCGCAACCGCTTACTACATATTCGTCGTTACTGGTGAGGCTGGTAATTTCCATGCCATTTTCAACAATGACGCGGTGGCGTTGAAATTCCGACGCGTCCACGCTATCAAGGCCGCTCGGCAGCCAGTCGGCGAGATATTGGCCGTTACCAATAAGCAGCTTTGCGCCTGCCCAGTTCCAAATAGGGTGAAACTTCTTGCGAGTATCGTACAGGAGTGCCGCGTAAAAGTAGAAATGCAGGCCATAGAGTGTGCTTGCTTCGTAAGTATTGACTGTAAAGCCACTTGCGCTTGCGGTGATGTGCAGGTGGTATTCTGTACCAAAGTTCTTGTACTCGCCGAGCTTCGTTTGCGGGAATGTAAAGCGGGTGTTCGCGGTGGTCGATACGTCGGCCGCATTGAGTGTCGAGCTGGCAATCAGTTTGTTTTGGCCGTCGTGTACGGTTAGCGTTACCGTGCCGCTTGCTGGTTTTGCCATAAAGCGCAGGTCAATCGCAATCATTGGCGACTGGTCAGGTAGGAATATACATTTATTGGCGTCCAGCTCGCTTATCGCGCCCGTTGGCACTGCATATGTGCCACTCGTGCCGTTTTTAAACGTCCAGCGGCTTGTACCGCCACCAATCCACTTGCCGTCGCGGTCGCGCACGAGAATCTGCGACATGGTTGGGTATGTGCTGTATGTGCCAGTGATTGTCGTTACGGCTGGCGTACCAGCTTCAAGCACTGGGGTGTAACGATAAACTCGGTCAGTACCCGTAATGTAAATGCTGTCGGTGAGCGCCCAGTATGCGAGGTCGCCATGCGTGCCTGCCGTCCAGTTTGGCATAGTTGCAACTTTGACAACATCATTGCTGGCGTCGATTTTGTAGAGGTCGCCATTATTAGCAATGCCCCAACGTGTGCCGTCTGGGGTCTGTGTCATCGAAACAATGAGGCTGTTAATGTCGCTATCAACAAGCTTGCGAGCGCCAGGCAATACAGTCATGACACTCGGGTTTTTTCGAGCGTCCATGCTTTCTGAATCGGCGTAGCTATTTTTGATACCGATTTTCTTATCAGTACCCATGCCACCATAGAACGATGTTTGGCTTATTACTACATCACCACTGTTACCAACTGCCATAATAAGCTATCCCCTCAATATTCCAGGCCATGAATTAGCACGCGGCGCCTGCTGGCGACTGCGCGGGTTAATTACGCCACTCGTGGTTTTGTTGCCGTAAGTCGTGCGGTATTCCTGAAATAGTTTATCGAATTGCTGGCCATGAAAACTTGCGCTCTCGAGGTCTTTACGCATTGTAAAGAATAGCTGGCAAGCATAGTGTACTGGCGCGTCGTGGTATTCCTCTGGGAATTGCGGCACTTGGCCGATAAGCGCCTCAACCTCGTTGCTGCTCGGGCCTTGGTAATTGTTATCAATCCACACATGCGTTGGGTCGATGTATTTTACGATTTTGTACCAGTTACCGTCGCTGCCGTCGGTGACTTGCAGCCAGCAGTTGTTGACTACCTTTGGCAAGAATGTGCTGCCAGCAACCGCCTCAATAACGTTGCTGTTCTCAATAACCTTTACCTTTGGCAGCGTATCTTCAATCGACATATCGACCATGCGCGGCTCAAATACAACCATGAGGCCGTCGGTTATATCGCCCGTAGGAATAGGGTATAGGCCAACTTCGTCAGCTCCCTTAATAAAGTAGTAGGCTGGCGTGTTTGACGTGAGTATGCCGCCCATATTTAGCTCATTCCACTCGTCTTCGCTGTGAATCTGAGTGAGCGGCATATATCGGTCATTAACCTTTGCCTTTACAGATGAAACACGCACCATATCGCTTGGGAATTGGTAGTATTGCTGGTTGGCTTTGATATTGGTTTTTCGCTCGTTGCGCGTCCAGTAGCGGCGTGCAGCATTTTGAAACAACTTAATGCCAGTCTGCATATCCTTGATGATTTTACCCATTTCTGGCGCGTCGTCATACAAGCCACAATAGCCTGCTGCGTCTTTTTTCATCTGGGTAAATGTCTTCATGGCGTTGCTCCTTTTTCTAATCTAATTGTAACACCTAGTCATAGTAAATCGGCGACCAATCGGCAGGCTTCTTACTATCGTCATTCGACCACTGTTGCGGTTGGCTTTCTTCGCCATTTTTCCAGTCGGCAGAGTGCTTTTCTTCGGCTTCATTCCAGGTGGCTTGCTCTTTAGCCTCACCCTCCGACCATTCTGCTGGGTGTTTCTCGTCGCCGCCATTCCAAACCTGCGGCTCTTTATCGTCAGACTGCACCCAATCGGCGGGCGTTTTGTCATCTTGCTGCCATTCCTGCGGCTGGCTTTCACTAGCAACCGACCAGTCGGCGGGCTGGGTAGTGTTTTCTGGCTGCCAAGTAGCAGGTAGCTTATCGTCGGCGTCCCACGCCGCAGGCTCTTTATTGTCGCTATCCTCCCACGTCTGCGGACGCTTGTCGGGTATTGGGTTTGAAATATCTGCGTTGGCCGTGTATGACAGCCCCTCAATTCGCTCAATGCGTGCATTTGCGTCATATGCCAAGACGTTTTGTCGGTCGATGAATGCGGCCGCCAAGTAATCGAGCTGGCGTTGACGGTCAATAAACGCATTGGCGTTGTACCCTACACTGTTTTGCCACTCGATAAAGGCATTTGCTAGGTAATTAGCACTGCGCTGTTGCTCGATGAAAGCATTGGCCGTGTAATCAAGCGCCACATCGTTTTCAATGCGCGCATTGGCCTCGTATTCCACGGTGGCAGTAAAGTAAAACGACTCAAGCTCTGCGTTGGCCGCGTATGACAAGGACTCGATACGCTCGATATTCGCGTTTGCGCTATATGGTGCATTGAGCTGCCATTCAAGAAAGGCATTCGCCACATAATCGGCGTTGTGTTGCTGGTCAATAAAGGCGTTGGCCAGATAATCGACACTATGCTGTTGGTCAATGAACGCATTTGCTAGATAGTCGAGCTTTTCCTGCCGTTCGATTGCCGCGTTGGCTGCATAATCAAGCGACTCAACCGTAAACGCTGGTATAATTCCACCACCATACATGCCACCATAGCCCATTGGCGCACCGTAGCCCGCGCCGTACACGCCGAGCGGGGTACTTGTTGGCACTGGTGGGTCAATCGACGCATTTGCGGTGTAATCGAGCGACTCCACCCCATATTTCGGGGCGGTGTCGCCATTCGTTGCAAACGAAATAAACTTATAGGTAATATTTCCCGTGTTGTATTCGTGCAGCCCAGAGTAATCACCAGTGGTGGCGTGGGTGCTGGTAAAATCGAGCGACCATGAGGCTGGCTCGGCATTGCCGTCTGTCCATATCTTCGCTTTAATCGAGCTGCCGACAACACGAAAACGCGCCCAGTAATCAATATTCGGTAGGTAATTCCACGGTGTCCATTGCAGGTAGCCCGTAGCACCCTCGTCAACGGCCAGCTGGCCAGCGCTGCTAATAAATGAGCCTGATAGCGTATACCCTGTCGTATTTGCCTCTGTAGTACCGCCATAGCGCAATGAAACGATACCCTGCTTACCCGTGTCGCTCGATAGCCGAAACTTTACGAGTACCTCCACATCGTCGATATCGTTAAGCACATTGAACGCCAGCACCTTTGTACCAGCGGTCGGCGAGGTAACGCGCAAGCTCTGTCGGCTGCCGTCGGCAATAATAGCAGCAGTACCGCCGCCATTATTCTGTCGAAACGTCCAGCCAGCAGGCGCGCCGAGTGCATAATCATCAAGTTTTACGTAGAATTGTGCCATTGTATTGTCCCTCGCGGCATTGTATTGCCTGTTCTGGTTTAATAATATCATGGGGCGCATATAAAACTTGCGTCCTAAAATACACCTTTTACGACGTTGGGCGGTAGGGCTGGTTCTGCCAGTAAGACGCTTACAATGGCTCAAATACCGACGTTCGGCTTCGGATTCGACCACCATGGTTCTGAAAATGGTAGCCTTTTGCGTGGTGGTTATGCTACGAATGGCAATTTTACTGGCCAAACACATTCTCAATATAAAGCACCCCCAGGCTCGTCGAGCGGTGCAAGTTCTCAAAGAATTATGGGTTGGAACTTCGGTGGCGGCCAAGCCCATGATGTTATGAACCCGTATATCCTCGTGAATTATGAGGTCGTGGCTGGCTAATGTCACCCCGCTACTACCTCATAATTTACCAGCATGTACGGCGACATTGTAGGTATGGCTTGAGTTGGATTCGTGCGTATCGAGCCGCTCACCTCATTTTGCGCGCCATTTCCCCATTGATTACCGTTTACCGCTTGGCCAGTCGAGCCACGATAGCGCATACGGCCGCCCGCCTGCAGCGGGGTCGCCAATGCTTCGAGATTATTAGAAGTACCGTCACCGTGGTTGGTATTAAGCCATATAGAGTGCCAGTGTCCTACGAGCATGGCTTGCGTCATGAGTACATCTTTAGCCCCGCCAACCGCGCCCAACGTCGTAAAAGGTGTATTTTAAGACTCAAAGAAAATATATCACAATACGCATAATATTTTAGAATAAAAAAACCTCGAACAGAGGTAGTGTGTTCGGCCGAGCCAGCTGGCGACTATATCATGGCTGGTATTTTTTTATTGATTCGTAAAATACACCTTTTACGACTCTGGGAAATACGGGCGGCGAGGTATCTCATGTCCTTACGGTTAATGAAATGCCCTCTCACGACCATAATTTGTGGGCGGGGTACGGTGACGGTGGTACTGGCCGCGACTCTCTTAGGTATCAAAACTGGGCTGGTACGAGTCAGGGCTGGAAAAACTCTGTTGCTGGCGGTACGCTGCTGCAGCCGAGGGGCGGCAATCAACCGCACAATAACATGTCGCCATATATCGTAGTGAATTACGAGGTCGTAACAGGGTGACATTATCCAGCGACCACCTCATAATTAACAATAATATACGGACTCATGTTGTTATGAGCCGCACCGCCACCAGCGGCCACCGAAACAGTAGGGTTGCTTGGTGGGTTATAGCCAGCCGAGCTATCGCCGCCAGGCATATTGTCAGACACGAGTATGGCGTCACCTCCAAGGTCGTTCGTAGCAAGCGAGGCAGTGCCGCGAGGGTATGCAACGCGCCAACGGTTTGCATGCGTGTGAGAGGGCATTTCGGCCGCCGTAAGCACATGAGTAGCCGCACCACCCAAACTACCGAGAGTCGTAAAAGGTGTATTCTGCGACTTACCGAATGGCATGCGCTCCCGCATATCTGCCAAGGTAAATGTTTCCGCGCCCACTGTGCCGCCCGTAGTGCCGTATGCGGGGTTGTCCTGCACGAACTTGTACATAATTGGGTAGTCAGATTTGCTGTATGTAGCGCCGTCCATGAACAATCGGCCGACACTCGGCGTGGCGCGCAATGAGATGAATATATCACCAACTGCAACCGAGTTCTCAATATATATGCCATTTGAAACGATATCACCAGCCTCAAAATCCTTGGCCGTAGTGCCGCCTTTAGCTCGCTCAATGGTTAATACCTCGCCCGTGCGCGCGGTCACGAGTACGATTTCACTGTTGCCCATGGTGCTTAATTGGCCAAATGGCGTGAGTGTCATTTTAAACGGCACTGCGGGCATTGTTGCACCGTAGCCAGTCACAAGTGTGGCCGATGTGTCGGCGGCCGCTACTGGTGCTGCGAGTATCGCGTTGGCTAGGTTTTTCTTGCTCATCGTATGGTAACTATCCTTTTCATTATTTTACCACTCTCTGGGTGCTTACCCTCGTACCCAAAATTATAAGCATAAATCATTTGCTCGCCAGACTCGAGGTTGGCGCGCATGGTGCGAAAATAAATTATCTTGCGGTCGAGCAGCTCTTCAAGTGGCTGGTCGAGCATAAATGTCGTACCGTTGACGAAAAACTCGCCCGTTTCAAGGCTTACGGCATATACTTGGCGGTCATGGCCGATAAGTGCGAATATAGCGAGCGGTGATTGCTTCATATAGTCGAGAACATCGGTAAAAGCAGAGAAATTATGCTCTGCGCCCTCTTCGTGTTTTGAATATCGGTCGTCGAGTGGTTGACGAATCATATGGCCGTCTTTAAATGTGGCCTCGAACAAGTATTTAAGCATTGTATTGCTTCCTTTCTGATTAAGCGATTGCTGGCTTCATTATAGCCTAGTTCTCATTCCACTGGAATGTCATTGTTTTATCGCCAATATCGCCCGCTGCTGCCGTTGGCTGGGTCTGTAGCTGGGTAACGATGTATTGTGAGTAGCCTGCGGCCGTAAGGTTGGCAGTTGGTGACGCTCCCTCGGGGCCGACTGTAGAAAATAGCACGTCTTGGCCAGCGTTAATAGCGGTAACGGCAGAAATATCAGTCGAGCCACTCAATGCTGCGCGGCTTGGCGTCGCGTATGTACTGGTGATTTTATCGACGATAGATAGGCCAGTACCAAGCGCACCCGCTGTGTGGGCGAACTTACCAGCAGAGATTTCGTTAAACGTGCCTGTAAAGCGCACGAAACGGTATTTGTGGTAGCTATTCTGGCCAGCAATGATACGAGCGCTCGAGCGCGGCGTAGCAACGTCGTCAACGCTCTTAAAGTCGCCATTTGGCGCTGCACCGCGAGTAGTACCCTTTGCTGGGCTACCTGTCGCTGCTCCGTTGTCTTCGTACCACGCTGCTGTCGCTGCCATTCGATTAGTCCTTATTGATTATATTTTTATGATAGCACACTCTTTTGGCAATACGCTGGCCAACTCATAGGTGCCGTCTTCGCGTACCTCAACAACACGACTGTCGATTTTGCCGCAAGTATCTTCGCCGCCAAACCCAACATGGTATAGCCGTTCGCCAGTTTCTCGGTCTTTTTCCATGCGATAAAGCAGCTCGGCCGAGCGTATCTTAAACTCGGTCATAATCATGCGCTCATCTGGCGTGGTAATGTATGCGTCGCCGTCGCGGTCAAACGAAACAGTAAATTTTCGCTCGCCGTCGGTCAGAGTAAACCATAGCAGATAGTGCCGCTTTGGCTCTTTGGCCGTCCCATACATATACCGCGCCAACTCATCAAAAGCAGCCGAGTCACTTGCCGCCTCGGCTTGCTCTATGGTGTGGCCGTCCCTGAATAATGCTATCCAAGTAAATGGCTTTTTTATTTCACCACCCACTGGCCAGCCCCTAATACTTTTCAGAGTCTGGCGTGGTGAATAGCTGCTTGAGTGTTACGAGAATCACGTTAATGACTGGTGCGTAAATACCAAACAGTTCCTGGTTGCCTTGTACCCAACCAATAAGGAATGCGAGTACGGCCGAAATGCCGACGTACAGCGCTGTTTTTGCTACTTTTAGTGCCTGTTCTTTGTTCATGGCTTTATTTTCCCCATTTATTTTTTAGTGTTTCAACGAGCTTGCCGAATGCTTCAACAAGCGTGGTAATGAATGCTTCGATAAATGATACGCGCTTTTCGAGGTCGCTGTCTGGGTTGTTAATTGGCGTATCAGATAGGTATACAGTGGCCACAACTTCTTTCATGCCGTCGAGTACCATGTACTTGTTGCCAAGAATCTCTGTGGCGTGCGTAATGCGTACTGGTGTGTTGATTGGCACAACGCGGCTGGTCGAGCCGTCTTCAACGTTCAGTATCGGCGTATCGCTACGAGTGTAGAATGTCTGGTCGGCAATGTCTTCGAGCTTTTCAAGCCACTCTGGCTTTTCTTTTGGTGGCTCAACGACTGGCACACCGAGCGTGTCGGCAGGAATTCCCCATGGCAAGCCCTTGGTCTTCGAGTAGCTAGAAATATAGTATTTCTTGCCGCCGACTGTGGTGCTGCCTACGATGTCGATTTGCGTACCCTTTGGTATCACTTCGTCGTTTACGTTGGCCGTGGTGATAAGGTTGAGTACGCGAGTACCACCAGCTGGCAATACAGATAGCTTGCCAATGGTGTCGTCCCATTTGAGGTTGCGAATCCACTCTGGGTCTGGTGGCGCAACCTCTACGCGGTCGAGGTCAACGGCATTAACACCGTTCTTGAGTCCCTTTTCATACGAGTATTGGGTGACGTAGTACACCGCACCGTTAAAGTCGATTTTCGCATACGCCTCGAATCCCTCACCCTTGGCAAGTGTCTTCACGCTCTTGTAGTTAGGGTTGGTGGTCAAGTCCCACACCTGTGTTGCTTCGAGCTTTGCTTTGAACTTTAGAGGTGCAGGTAACTTAACGGCCGCAGGTACTGGCTGCGTTGGGTTTGGTGCTGGTGCATTATCTTGCGCATGTAGTGAATCAGCAATGCGGCGAATGCGTGCTTTGTCGATTGGTGAGCATGATGTTTGCGAAAACTCTTTGTGTACGCGAATCTCGAGTGTTTTGCCGTATGCCTTTTCCATATCGTAATGGAATTCACCCATTGTCTGGTAATCACCGTCGCTAAGGCGCGGGTTACACTCATAGCCGACGTATTTTGCATTGCCTCGAGCGTTGCCAGCATGCCATGCGGCGTCGATAGCGTTGACAATCCATGCAATACGCGCCATTTCACCGACAACGTGCGCAGATGAGTTACCATTCGCGCGGCATAGCCATGAAATGATGTTGAGAAATAGCGGGTTGAGCGCTGGGTCGCCCCACCAGTGGTATACGACACCAATAATTTCGCGTGACATGCCATAAACCGCAGGCACTTGCGCATACGGCGTGTAGTTTGGCGAGTTGTATTGCGTTAACTCTTGATAGTTTGTCTTGGCCATAGTTACCTCCGAGCCTTTCGAGCTTTGTGTTTACGATAAAGGTTGCGTACACCGTAAAATACAGCGAGCGCGGCGAGTGTACCGAAAAATGCACCGAATGCAGCGGCCGATGAATACCACAATACCCAGAGTTGCATTAGGCTCCAAGCTAGTTCGTCGTGCATAAATTATTCCTTTTGTTCAATTATTTTTTCCTGTTTGTCTACATTATCGACCTTTTCGCTTATGGTGTCAATCTGCGTTTTGTAACTGAGGTACATGCCAAGCATGAGTGCTGCAATGGCCGCGCCGCCAATGATTTTCACAATGGCGCTGTCGAGGAATTGGGCGAGCTTGCCCGTAATGGTGGCTTCTTTGATTTTTAGTGCGTCCTCGATACCCTCCACGCGGTCAGTAAGGTCTTTGATTTCCTGCTTGGTATCAAGCACATGTTTCTCGAAAATAGGGTATGGCACGTTGTTTTGGTCGCGAATAACTTGTTTGAGTTCAGAGAATTGGTCGGCCATGTTTTTTTCAAATGTATTGAATCGGCCAGTTAGTTCGCCTAGCTGTTCGTATATTTTTGGGTCTTGCATAATAACTTGTTTTTCCATGGTCGCGACTACGACATAAAAGCGTGCTACCTTTCTATTTTTATGGTAGCACGCTTATGGTTATATCAGCTGGCCGTTATTGCACGACTTCGGCGGTTTCTTGGCCATTTTCAGCAACTTGGCGGTCGATGTCTTCTTGACTTACGCCCTTGGCTAGTAAGTCCTCTTCATCAATCACCTCGCTGGCTGGCACTTCATGGTGCGCTGCCTGTGCAGTGTCTTCATCGACTACCTGCTGTGCGGCTTCCTCTTGTCGCTGCACTTGTGTTTGCGGCGCTGGGGCTGGCTGCTCTGGTGCGCCGAATCCGAGCGGGTCAGCTACAGGCGCTGGGGCTGGCTGCTTGGCTGCTTCGATTTCCTGTGCGGCCTGTTGCGCGTTGATAGCGTTGAGCTGCGCGTTAGGGTCGAATACACCGAGGTATGCTTTGGCAAGGAATGACTCGATTTCTTTTTGCGAATTCAGCACGATAATCATGCTGCCGCCCTTTGATTGTGCATATTCCTTGAACATACGGCCAAGTGCAATGTATGCCTCCCAACCGTGAATAACTACCTTTTCGCCGACACGCAAAATGCGAGTCTTTGGCTTGCCAAACGTGGTGCGCTTGGTGGTCTTATCTGGGCGCTCGTTCACCTCTTCAGCTGGGTCAACATATGCCCAACCAGTGACATGCTCGAATGGGTTAGCAATGGTCACATAATCGGCAGGGTTGAACATTTCGCGTAGCTGGTCGCGAATCTTGCCCTGCTGTTTTTGATTGCCTTGTACGCCTGCGAGCAGTTGTTCTTGCAGCTGCTGCTCGACTTCTTGTGTGCGGTCTGGTTGTGAATCCATGTCTTTGTTTCCTAATTATCGTTAATCTAATTGGTCAGCGTATGCGTCGGCAATATCTTCGGCGGTAGTGCCGATTGGCCATACCTTTGCCTTATCGCTTCCGCCCTTTTTAGCGTCGCTCGCAGTACCACGGCCGCCGCCACCAGAAATGTTGCGAGAGGCTTTCTTACGCTCTGCGTCAGCTGGTGACTTGGTTGGCTTTGGTTGGTACAGCTCTGGGTGTTCCGCCTTGAAAATGCGGCCAGCTGTTTCGATAGTGATAAACTCACCACGAGATAGATATTGGCGGCGCAGTGTCAAAATCTCGTTTGCACGTTGTACGCCTGGGTCGTTGTTGAATTCGGCAGTGCCAGGCTGCGCGGTGATTTTTGGCACGATACCCTGGTTGATGAGCGCGTCGATACCCTTAACAACGGCGTCAGCTTCCGCTCGAGCCTGTGCCTCTTGCTGCTGTTGCTGGGTTTGGCCTTGTAGCTGGCCAGCAATACGCTCGGCAAGTACGGATTGCGCAGGCAGGTCAACAGCGTAGAACTGGTTTTTTGCCTCTTCGCTAATCCACTTAAAGTCGGCAGGAATTTGCGAGTTGTGCTTGATACGCAGGGACTTGCCCTCTTCGTTACGAATTTCGATATACGGCAATTTATCGTAAACCGTGCGTTGAAACTCGTTCATGCCACCCCAAACGTCCTCTGGGACTTCGGCAGGGCGTGGCAATGGCTTGGCTTCCTCTTGCTTATCGTCCTTTTTCTCTGGGGTTTCAGGCTTTTTGCCGCGCTTTTCGAGTTCGGCTAAAAGCTCATCGTCCGTAAGTTCCGATGCTTGTTTGCCTTTCTTTCCGTCGCCCGCGCCAAGCTCGTCTTCGTTTTCCGACTCTTCCTGGCTATCATCTTCGCCCTCGTTATTTTCTTCCGAGGCTTCCCCGTTTTGAGCATTTTCGTCTTCCCCACCGTCAGGTGTATTATCGTTGTCTTGGTTTTCGTCTTCCGACTCACCACCCTGGGGTGCGTTGTCGTCACCCTCTGGGGCAGCTGGGGGCGTACCGCCGTTATTCGCGTCGGCTTGCTCCATTTCGTTCAACGCGTTTTCAGCGATTGTACCGAGGTCGTCTTGCATGCTTACCCTTTCCTTATTATTGATGTGACTATTGTAACAAGCTCATGTTAAAAACACAATCAGCGCCCACATGGGGCGCTTTCTGCGCTGGTGTGGGGTGTCGCGTCCCCTTGCTATAGCCCGACTCGGTGCTTATGCTTGTACCTTTGTGACGGGGTTTCAAGTCCCGCCAGCCGCCTTACGGTGTTGTGTACCAATTGTGTGCTGGTTTCAGCTTTTATGGCCGAATAGTACGAATACCCCAGCATGCGACGGTTTATGATTAAGCCTCAAAGTACCGACAAAAAGGTGTGGTGACATGTATGCCAAAGGCGTACACCCAATCTTGTAACTCGGTTGGTTTTGAGCCAACATTTGCCGTCGCTTGCTCCCTTTCGGGCAGTACGCCAGCTGTTTTACCGCTTAAACTACGAGTTGTAAGCCCCATATTGAGCGTGGCTGCCTTGCTCCTGCGTTACACCACGTAGCAGGACGCTTTTCACGGCGTGGGGTATTTTTGATTATAGCACATGAAAATGGCAGCCAATTATAGTCGGGCTGCCAGCGACTCTTATGCAGCGGCGCGTCGGGTTGCGACTACCTGCTGCATGTACTTACGTGACGGCTTCGGGGGCGGTGCGGTGGTGGCGTGCAGCTCGTTGTGCTGGCAGCGCCACATGCGCTTGATGAACATACCCCGAAACTTGCGCTCAAGCGGTCGCTTGTAGTCGCGTCGCGGCCAATACTCGTGGTGACGGTCGCGATAGCACGCTGCGTCGCCGCAGTGAGGACACATGGTACACCTCTTCTCGTAGGTACGGCCAGGATAGGCTTAACCGTATTGTACCAGTGGTTTTGTGCTACGAGCTGGGCGTTTTTACATGCCTGGCATGAGGTTTGACATTACTGCGCCCGCTGGGTTGACTGGTGGCTGTACTGGCGGTGCGTTTGGCGGCATTGGTGCGCCCTGTGGTGGCATAGGCGGTTGTCCTGGCATTGGCATGCCTGGCATACCCATAGGCATTGGTGGTGACACTTCTGGTGGCTGTGGCGTGATAGGCACGTTCGGGTCTACCAGTATGCCAGCTTGGTCGGCCGCTTCGAGTTTTGCGCGCTGCGCGAGGCCAATCACGGCGTCTTCAACATAACTCATGAGTGCTTGCTGCCTTTCAGGTGCAGCGTACAAGAATTGGTCGGTCATCATCAGCTTACGCATGGCCAGAATGTAGCTTGGTTGAATGTCCTTGCGTGGCTCTGCCTCTTGGCCGTTCATAATTACCGCAAAGTCGATGTATGCCTCTCGGTCGTTTACTTCGCTCTTCACGTCAGATACAAGCGTGGTTGGGTCTACCTTGAATTTAACAAGGGCTTCGTATCGTTTGTCGGCGTCAGACAGTGATAGGTCTTTAAAGAGGTTGTATGGGTCGATAAGTCCCATTTTCGCCAGCGTCATGCTTACGTTTTCTTGGCGCTCGCGGTCGGTACGAATCAATGAGCCGTGAGATACAGAGATATTGGCGATATTTGGCATGCTCTCGCGTGACATTTCGACATAAACAAACTTACCGTCGTTGTCGCGGGTAGCAAATTGCTTGGCCTCGTCGAGATATACCTTAAACATCTGCACAAGTAGTCGGTAATAGCGGTCAACGCTGTACTCAATTTCTTGCACGATTTCATCTTGGCGGCCACCTGCCTGGCTCTGAATCATTTTCGCTTCGCCGAGCGTGCCAACGTCGCGCTTTGAGTCGTCACCACGGAACTGTGACGGCGTACCTAGTACGTTGTGAATGCTGTTCTTGATATTTTGGTAGTCTTGAATGACATAACTTGGCAGCAAGTGTGGCGGAATCTCGCCATATGAGCTTGCAAGCGGCTGTTCTGGCGGCGTATCAAGCACGAGTACCTGGTTAGGGTCGCGAGTAATGTTACCCGCTTCCTCTGTACTGATAGCGCCAGATTTAAGCACGAGAATGCTGTTGGCAGTGTCGGCGTTTTCGATAATCTGGCGGCCACGCTTGTTTAGAATGTCCTGCAACGGTATGGCCTGCTCGATTGGAGTTGTCTGGTCAATGAGGCTCGAGCCGTCGTTGAGGTAATTAAAGAAGATGTACGGCTTTGTTGGCGCGTCGATAAAGTTACGAATGGCAATACCCTCGTCATCGTAGAGATAGTTCGGGTTTTTCATCTTGTCGAGAATAACATCACCGAAATACCAAGCGACACACTCTTGCTCGCCATAGTCTGCGCTCTCATCGGTAAACCAAACCTCGTTGTAGGCGACAATCTGCCCCATGAGCTTTGGTGTTTTGCGCACGCGGCCAAGCGCTTTCATGATTTGCGCCTCTTTGTTTGGGAACTTCTTAATCAATGCGGCAACAGAGTCGGTGCATATCTCGGCAATGAATGTAGGCTCTTCGCCAAGCTTACAGTCTTTATCGAGTATCAAGCGTTCAGGGTCAACGGCAATCGGCACAACGTCTTTGATATTGTCGTCCCACTTGAGCTTAATAACACCAATGCGCTTGGTATACATGTTTTTGACAGCTGCCTTAATCTTCTTGGCCAGCTGGTGGCGCTCGGTGTGAATATTAACGGCCGTTTCGAGGTCTTGCGCCATAACCTGTGATTGCGTGGTGTCGTCTTCTGGCACGATTTCACATGCTGGTGAGCGGCCAGATACATACGCCATGACTGCTTGGGCGCCAACATAAATCTGGTTGTCGATGTATGGCACCTGGTAGTTGTATAGCTTGCTGGTGTCGATTTGCTTGCCGAGGTAGTAGCGTTCGTTTTGGCGGCGTACTTCCTCTAGGTTGTAGCCTTTCTTGTCGTTCCAGTATGAGCGGCTATCGCTAATCCAGCGGTTGAAATTAGAAACAAGGTCGCGGTCTTCGGTATCAATGGATAGTATGGGGCGGTCATCAATAACGCCCGTTTGTTCGGTTACGTTGTCAACGCTTGGGTCTGTAAAAACTGGTGAGTCGTCGTTCATGATGTACCTTTCTTACTACTGATTGTAGCATGCTAATGCTTAATCGCCTCTATTAAATTAAGCATTACATGGTGCGCCAATCACCCCCGCGCTTCTTGGTTGCGTTGCGAATGAGTGTGGCCGTATCAATGCCAAGCTCTTCGCGTGTGACGTTTGTGCCAGCAACATACGACTCTTTTTTCTTAACCCGCAATTCTGATTTGTTGAGCAATATACCGCGCACTTTGTTGGCCGTTAGCAGGGTATAGAATAGCGCGTCGAGTGCGTGGTCTTCGTTGTCGCTGTCCAATTCCTCGCCGCCACTCTCTTTGGCATACACAATGGTTGGCAGCGTTTCGATAAGGTAGCTGCATGTCTGGTGAATGAGCAGCGCAGGGCGGCCGTCCGAGCTTGGGGCAAACATGTTGTGCAGGCTGTTGATAGCCGATTTCTTAATGTCACGGCTCAGTTTGTCCGAGCGTACAATCTTTGGCCGTAGGTCGGGTGGCAATACCTCCAGCTCTTCTTTGAACACTTCGGCAATAGGTTTGTTGCCCCCGAGGTGGCTAAATGCGTCGTGCGGCAGCGCCAGCACGTCCACGGGGTCTTCGCGTTGAATCTTGACGAACTCCTGCGCCCACCAGCGCGGGTGCTTATGGTTGTCGTGCTTTTCGCGGTACACGAATGCACGCTCTTCTTTTTCGGTGATAGTATCAAACGTCGCCCATAGCAATACACACTCGTCGTTGTAACCCCAGTCCATACCGCATATCTTGAATGACTCTTTGAAATGCTCCTGCGATATGCCCCAATCGTAAAAGCGGTTGAATGTGTGCAAGCCCTGTCGGAACTCATCAAACACCGCACCAAACTGTATATTCCAATCACCGTGGCGCCATGCCTGGTAAAGCTCTGGGTCTGATTGCTTCAAGGCTTCGAGCTGCTGCACATAGTCGGGGTCGCTCTCAAGCAGAATCGAGTTGCTGTCAATGGTGGCAGGAATGTATGCGCGCCATAGGCCAGTTTCTTTGTCGATGATAGTTTGCCAGTGGGTGATTTGCTCGCGGCCGTCTTTGTCGTACCACTTGTACTGGTGCTTAATGCGAATCGTGGTGGCGGGGTCGGGCGTGACGAATCGACGCTTTACCCATGCCATGCCAATGCCACCTGGGTTGGTTGTGTTGAATACTTGCGGGAATAGGTGCGGGTATTTGCTACGAGCCGAGCTAATCAGCTTCGTATACATGTTCTCGCGTGGTATCTGGGTCAACTCTTCAATGTTAATGCGGCAATACTCATGCCCCTGATACTTGGCATATGCGTCGTCGTCTTTCAGGTGGCCGCCCAGAATGCGCCCAGTGCCTTTGCCCGATATGGTCATTGGTTTGCGGCGTAGCTTGGCGCCCATGCTCTTGTACGCAAAACTAGCACGGTCTTCAAAGTCCGATAAGTCCTCTGCGTTGCGACGAATGACAAGCTGCTTGGCTCGTGGGTCGGGGAATCTATCACCGAGTATGGCAATCGAGGCGTCTGTTTTGCCAGGGCCTCGCGCTCCACCAAACAAGATTTCACGATAGCGACGGTCTTTGCTCAATGCCACGGCCAATGTCTGGGGGCCTGGTAGTGGCACCCAATAGCCGTCACCGCGATATGATGTGGCCAAGCTAGTGCGTAATTCGTGTTTTTCTGCCATATATACCGTCTATGAGTTAATATTTGATAGTTTTTGCGCTTTGGTTGATAAAACGCCGTGATTTCTCGCACCTTTATTTTTACGATATATCACGGCAAGCATAATCACTTCTTTAAATGCTCCGCTCCAGCCTGTTCGATAATGTCCTTATCAATGAAATGCTCGGGCAATGTAGGAATAACAAACCCCTTGATAAGCGGTATGGCTTCATCTGTTTCAATGTTCATGTCGATATCTTGCTTTGGTCGCCCCTCTGTACGGTCGGTGATTTCCTTGGTGTTTTTTAGTGCCAATTCATCGCCACCCTCTGCGGCCACAATACGCTTGAGTGCAATGCGCTGCGCCTTATTCTTGGGCTGCCATTTCTCGAACTCTTCATCTGTCATACGCAGTAATTTGTTGTACCAATAGCTAATCGAGTTCTCTTTATCCCAGTGGCCGCTACTACGGTTTTGAGGGTTGTCGCCGAATCCACCCTTGCCGCTTGGGTTGCCTGATTGCCCTGGTGCAAACTGTCCATTCTTTTCGCGAGCGTCACCTGCTTGCTTCGTAGCAGGCTCTACCCCTGTTGTTCCTGTGTTGTTTTCCATACTACAATCCTATCTTATTTCCCACTGATTTGCCATAGCGTCAGCAATGCCCTGATATGTTGTGCTGCGTAACTTCCACCTGTCTTTGCTGGGTGGTAGGTTATTCTGGCCGCTTGCTGTCTGGTTGGCGTATCGTTCCTTTTTGATAATCTTTGTCGGTTGCAGCTTGGGCAGGTTCTTGAGCCATAGGCACGTTGATTTGCTGGCGTCTTCACCAAACTGCCACGGCTGTATAATCTGCTCTGGCTTGCGTATGCGACTGCTAATGCAGCCAATGGGGTTTTCAATGGCAATACGCTCGATTGGGGCGTTCATGAGCAGCTGTATGAACTCTAATGCCTCTTCGGTCTTTTCCTGCCGCCCTGCGATACGTTTATTCCAATGCAGGCCACTGCTGGCGAGGTATGTGCATGGTGGGTGCGCAATCATCAAGTCCCAACCTTTGTCTAATACCTCTCTCACGTCGCACTGGTAATGATATGGGCTGTTGTCGTCGGCTGGTATGATATCACAACTCCATGCGTCGTGGCCGAGCTTACGGAATGCCTCACGCACTCGGCCGCTGTACTCACATGCTACCAATACCCTCATAAATCATCACCTCCTGGGTTCGGGTTCCAGCTGCCGCAAAATAGGCATATCACGGCAATCAAGCCGAGTACACCCAACATTGCTAAAAACTCACCTGCGCCCCGTACAATTCTCATGATACTCTACCCTCTTTTATGTTTTGATGTTCCTGCGCTGCTGCCAACGACGGTGGCCGCCAGTTCAACTTCGCTTGGTGTCGCGCTAGGTTTTCTTGGTGCGTTTTCCAACGGTGGCACGGCAAGCATAGTACCTGCCAGTTGAGCATGTCGAATGGGTCAACGCTTGGGTCGCTAACGGGTATGATGTGGTCAACAGTCATTTTGTGCGACGCGAGTTTCTTACCACATTTTCTGCATGACTGGCCGCGCTTAAACTCTTTTTTCATGGCTTTGAACTGCATATTTTGCTCTTTGTTCAATTCCATAGAGTGATAGAATGCGCTCACCCCTGTTGTACCCTTTCTGTTTTTAATGCTTATGCCTCTAGCCTACCATATTACCTCTGTAAAAACAATCAAAGTGGCCACCCTTTCACTAACGCTGCATAAATGCTTTGTCAGCTTCCGAGTGGCCGATAGTAGATAAAAACCTGCTATTAACAATTCCCTCTGGCGCAACGTCTGGTCTACGGTTTGGGTGTCCCCAGGCTCATCAGCCCCCGCCCCCAGTTTTGCCGCACCTTTGGAAAAAGGAACACAAATTTTTAAACTACTACCTTTAATATATCACAAGCGTTTTGCGTAGGTTGTTGTAATACACACAACCGCCAGCATATTGCCAGCGGTTATGTGCCATAAAGTCCCTCACCCCTATTTTATCATCGAGGGACGTTTTAGTTTCGACTGTTTTGTGACGCGATACGCTGCCCAGCGCGCACCGTTTTTCGTTTGCCGCCTCTCGACAACAATGGTACTTTCATTTGGGTTGTGCAGCTTGTCAGGCTCGTTCACCTTTTTGTGTAGCACTAGGGGCATATCCGAATAGTAAAACTCTTCGTAAATATCAATATCAATGCGCGGCATATTTACCAGCCTTTCTCGTAATAATGGTCTTTCTCGTGGCTCTTGTTAATCTTGCGAGCCAGGTTGCGCGCCCAAGCGGTGGCCTTGGTCGCCTCATCAATCGGTGTACCGTGTGGTACTCGTACAATCACAATGCCGCCTTTGATGTGAGGTACAAGCGGCTTGGGTCGTTTCTTGCCACCTTTTTTGCTGCTGGGTTTACCAATCAATCTGGTAAAGTCTGCCGCGTTGAATATCCTGTTTTGCATGTGAGTGGCAACCGAGCCGCTCAAGTCGATACCACCACGGCGTCGCACCTGTACGGTCATGCGCTGCACCCACACATATGCTTCAAAGTCGGCCGATTGAATAATCATGTGGCCTTGGGCTTGGTTTTTCCATGCCCATTTCAGGCCATTGGCGTCGCAATATTCTTGCAGCAGAGGGGTGTTAATGTGCGCGTAGTCGGGTTTTTTGCGTGCCATAAGCTACCACGGCGCACCGCCTGTTTCAACCTCTTCGTGATATTTCAGCTCTGGCAACGCCTCTCGTATTTTGTCGATGAGGTCGGCATTTTTCCTACCACCATGAAATATCGAAACATCTCTTGGCTTGTCCTTGTATATAGACTCGCTGTACTCTGGGTGATATCCTCTCAACGACCATGTGTGCATGCCGCCTCTAGTGCCTAGCGTTGCCTTGATACACTCTATATCTTCGAGTGGTATTATCTCGCGGCCAATCGTGAGGCCACCAGCACCATAATATTCGTGGGTAATATACAGGTGCTTGTCTTTCACCTCTGCTTTGTTCGGACTCTCGTACATTACCGCCTAATCCACTTCTGCCACAAGGCGGTCATGTTGATTTGCAGTGGGTGTACGGCTTTGAATCGCGTAAACTGGTGGTGCATTAAATCAATCATACCCTCGTTTGTAAGTGCTTCTAGTTTTGCTTCCATAAGATAAACCCTTTCTTTTAAAACTATCTTATGCTACTCATTATACACGAGCAGTTCACACAATGCAATAGTTTTCTTATTTGAAATTAACAGAGGTCAAAAATAGGCACAATAAGATTTGTGCCTATAATTTGCCGTCGGTTTCGAGCCTGTGGCAGTCCCTACATAGCAATCTTACGTTCGTAATCACCATTTTTGTTGAGGGACTGCTGCCGCGCCCTTTGATGTGTGCCACGTCTAGCGTTTCTTCTTTCAGGTTGCCCATATCGTCGTGATATTTGCGCGCTGGCCGTTTGCAGTTCTGGCATATATTGCCGAATACCCGTATGAGGTGTGGGCGAGCCACAAGGTCGCGCCACTTCTCATACTGTATTGTTTTCTTGCCTCGCTGCGCAATCGGCTTGGCGGCGGCTATGGCATGTTCGCGGCACTTATTCTGTATCGTGTTGTACGCAAAAAATGTGTTGGTGCAACCCTTTACTTTGCAAGTGCGCTCCATGCTACTGGCCTAGTGGTAGGGACTGCTGCGGCTCTTCGTAGTCGATGTTGCCAATAAACTCGGCCAGCTCATCGACGGTGCCGAATGACAGTGCTTTCTCTTTGATACCAGCGTTGTAGGTGAGTGACACCTTTGTTTCATAGCCGAATTGTTCGCCAGTATCGCGGTCAACCATTGGCTTGTTTACAACCTTGAGTTTTACGTCTGGGTTTGGTTGATATACGGTAGTGTTCGTTAGTTGCTTTTTCATAGTACCTCTTTCTAGTGGCTGTATTCGCCACCCCTTGCTTTGTTAAACTCGTCGGTGCGCCGCTTGAGCGCCTCCTTTGAATAAATGATATGCCCCTGCTCGTGTAGCCTGCGCCGCGCCCTGGTGATACTCTCTGGCCTTGGCAGCTTTTTAAGGTTGTCGAGCAGCGACTTTGTTTCGTCCCACCCTAGCAGTCGCCATACGGCGTCGAGCAATAGCGCGTCGTCGTTTACCACGTGTGGGTAGCGACTATATATTGCGAGTATCGCTCGGTCAATTGGTCTTTTGACTGCCATTGCGTTTCGCCCACCTAGCATTCACCGCTGCACGGGCTTTTGCTGGGTCTTTGAATGGGCGGTTGCCACTCTTCTTACCGCCTTTGCTGCCAGCCTTTTTGAAATGGTCTGGGTCGTTGGCAAGTAATGTGTCGCGCGCCTTTTCGCCCTGAGTGCGCACATCGACCTTTTGTGCGCCAGAGTCTTGGTTTTCAACTGGAATATGTGTAGGCATTATTTTGTCGTTCCTTTCTTGACGACTGGTGGCGTAGGCGGAATGTAAACATATTTCTTTGCCACCTCGTTCAGTGTTTCGATTGCGTCAAGCATTTTTTTGTAGTCGGTTTGGGTTGGCCTGCTTTGCAGCCGTATCTCAAGTTCTACCTTTTCGTCGTAGTCTTTTGAGTGTTTGTAGTTTAATTCAAACTCTGCCATGCTGCCCCCTTAAAATGGTATTTCTGATAGGTCAATCGGCTTGTCGTCGATGTCCTCGAGTACAACGTCCCTGCCACCGTTGAGTGCTTGCGCTTGGGTCATTGGCTGGTTGCCGTCACCCTTTTTCTCGTACGGCTTATTGACGTATGCTCGGCCGTCCCAGTTGAGCGGCGTGCTTTTAATGAACAGTTGAATCTGTGAGCCGTGTTCACTCACACGAGCAGTACCAATTTTGATATACTCGTTCTTTTCTTCGCCCTCCCGATTGGTGTATTTACCAATCGGGGCGACGACATCGCGTAGCTCAAATTCTGCCATTATAGTGCCTCTACTTTCTCTTCGATAAACTTAACAGCTTTATCGAGCATAGCGTCAATGGTTTTTACCAGCTCTTGAGCGTTTGGCTCTTTGGTAGCTGGTAGCTCGGCCTTGATTGCAGCAAGTTTCGGAATAACGGCCAAGATTTTTTCTTTATCAGGTGCCAATAACAGTTCGCGCTCGGCGGCTTCCTTTTCGCGTTGCGCTTTCTCTTCGGCCGCTTTACGGTCAGCCTCTTGCTGTTCGAGTGCCTCACGGCGTTTGCGCTCTTCCTCGGCAGCTTCGCGCTGTTTTTGCAGCTCGGCTTCGCGCTCTGCTTCCTCGGCGCGACGGGCGGCCTCTGCGGCTTCGCGTTGCTGGGTGACTTTCTTTTCAATATCACTCAACAATACTTTCCACTTCACCTCGTTTAATTCGATGATATCCTGTGCAGATACAGTAAACTCATCGAGCTTGTAGGCTTGCAGGCTCTCGCTCCACACCATGCCAATGGCAGTGACTTGATTAACGCGAGCCAGCTTGCGCTCGTTGGCGATACGCTGCTCTTCGGCCTCTTGTTGCAGTCGCTTGTTTT